ACCCCGCCACCGAAACCCGTTGATACTTATACAATCGACGAGCCAGTATTCTCGCCGAAAGCTAAGGTTCAACGGGAAGTGTATAGATGCTTTCCTAAACATGGCACATTAGAGACTTCAATACTTGTTGCAAAGTTCGGAGACAAGCAAAAGGTCTCTAATGCCCTCAAACTGATGAAGGATCGTGGTCTAGTTGTGAATGTAGCCAAAGGTTTATGGAGGCTAGCATGAGCGATCAACCGTGGTGGCGAGAAGATAATAAGGTCGAGTTTGAGAGTGATGGTCTAAAGTGCTATATGTGTCGAGGACCATTAGGTGCGTGGTGCGGATATGTAGGTATACCGCCAGAGCATCCGTGGTTTGGTAAAAGCTATGACGAAAGTATCATACCAACTGCTGACATGCTAGGACTGCGCGATCCAAATGACCATGGATCAATTGAATTATTCCTTGCAATGTTCTCGGATAAACCGCCAGAGGAAGGGATACGTATATCTCTTGCTATGCGTGTACATGGGAGCTTAACATATGCAGCGGATCATCGACCGGGTTTTGAACCGGATGGCTTATGGTGGTTTGGTTTCGATTGTGCTCATGCAGGTGATCTTTGTCCCGGTATGCTTCGTTATGCTCTTATTGGTAGCGATATATATCGGACCCAGAGTTATGTGGTTGCTGAGGTACAGTCTTTAGCAGCACAACTAATAGGAGTGTGGAATGAGGCCAAAGCGCAAGAAACCGTGGTATCCACCCGTCCCCCCTGATGGGTATATGTGGAATACTAGTACTAAAGAAGAAGAGTTTATGCCTATCTATATCATGGAGTACTCGGCACGTATAGGAATGAACAGTTTTGATAGCCCTTATGATGACGATCCAGAAGAGTATCTACGTGTCTTAGATGAAAAGGCAGGTAGACCGAAACGCAAACTAGGAGCGAAAAATGCCACAAGCAAGCGATGAACTACGCGATCTGATGAATAAATGGTTTGGCGAGATAGCCGATTATAATCCAGCAAAGTTTCTTCTGTCTCGTGGTTATACCATTAATAAAGGTATGATTAGTGTACCTACCCCTGCACATACTGTAAACCCTGAGGAATTTTTATGTATTCTGTTTCTCAGGGATGAGTGGGACTATGATTTGGACAGACGTTCGCAAGTAGATCGTTATCATGGTATTCCCTAACTTGACATAAGGGGTAAGTTGTTGTATTATATAAGAACAATGGCGAGGGGGTCCTGCCTTTTACATTTGATGCTTGATAGTAAGTAATAACAATAACATATCTAGGAGCATCGGTGTCCTCACAACCAGAAAAGACGGCTACCGTGATCGAGTTCCCACGGCAGATGCAGTACAAAGGCTACTTAATCCAAGTAAAAGCGTATAAGAATAAGTTTGCCTTTGAAATCTCCCAAGTTATCCAGCTACAATTAACAGGAATTGGTGATACCCGTAACGAGGCGGTCGATCGTGCACGGGTTATGATTGATGATTTATCGACCATGGAGAATGGTAATGGAAACAGATGAAGATACACTTGTGTCTGAGGTTCGTAAAGAAAGTAATGAAATTCGTAATCAGCTTCTCACAATAACAGAAGCATGGCTAAATAAGAAAGACGCAGAAAACGATATAAACTATGCTCGTGCTTGTGCGGCAATGACGAATGCTCTTGCAGAACATGCAGTTGGCATGGTTATCTGTATGGGTGCGAATATACATCCCAACGATCCAATACGAGCCGTGCTCGGTTCGGTACGTGCATTGGAAGGTTTCAAACAAGCTCTTCAAATGCATATTAAAGCGGGTTTGATGCAAGTTCCAGACATTACTAGAAAAGTGATGGAAATGGAAGCTAAAGACGAACTGTGAACTAACTACAACTTAACAAATGAGGCACGAATGAACCTTGTGGAATTTGCCCGCTGGACAATCGAGAACGGCCCTTTTGATGGCTGCGACCTTGATGGCGGGTCGGTGCAGGAGAAGGCCGTCGCCTGCGGAATATTGGTGCCTACGAAGTATGACCCCAAGAAGCATGGGGGCAAAAGCGGCGCGGAGCCCGGCGACGAGTGGTTCGTCTACTCGAATGAGTTCGCGAAAAGAATAAAAGAGAGACATAAGGAGCATACAAATCTCCAGTAACTTTATTTGGCCAGACAATCTTCTGGATATGACCAGCGATGAGGTTAGCGCCCTTGTCGCTGGTATTCGTGAGAGGCGGACTAAGATTGGCGAGAGTATCGCCCGTCTTAAGAAAACATCAGCAACACTGTCTATCGGGCAAGTAACCGATAAGCTTGATGCGGAGTTCTCTAAATTCAAAACAGAACTGGAAGCTATCGACAAGAAGCTAGGAAAACTCGAAAAGCGGCTGAGCAATATCCATGCACTGAAACTTCAACTTGATGACGCCACCTGAAATGTGGCAATAGGGGCCAAAATGCTAATCCGCGTCTACAATGATGGCAAAGAACTACTAATACGTTTTGACGCGATATCATATGTAGAAACAATTGATAAAGATGAGCTTTTGCTCCATATGAATAACGGTAAAATCCTCCACATTACCGACGAAGATGCTAGAAAGATCGGGAAAGCATTATATGAACGTCAAATCACGTGACGTTGAGGACCTATTTCGTAATATGGGTTCTGAACGTGCGACTATCTTCATCTTGAGAGAGATCATCGAGTTCCAAGTAGCGGTCAATCAACAGATGAATGAACTGACAGCGGTGACCAACAAGCTTATTGATCTTGTTGGCACCACTGCGTCAGGATATGCGAACATGCGTAAACAGATCGAGCGTGTTCAGCGTAAAGTTGGTGAAGATGATCTGAAACCGGAGGAACTAGGATGACTTGGGATCAAGTTGCGTTTTCTATGACACAACTATCTGCTCCTGCTGCATCTGTACTTGTTGCGTTTATCATTGGTATTGTATTACTTGTTCTGATATTTGTTCGTTATAAGATCGAGAAATCAGAGAGCCATTATAAAGAAATGTATAGGGAGGTTAGTAAATCGTCCGAAAGCTGGCGAGATAAGTATTGGGAATTAGTACATCAGAAAAAGGATAACGTTATTGAGCATGATCGACGTTAGGGGCGCTAAGCTTAGCGTCGCGGAACCACGGCATGACAATTTGCCGTGGCTCGACTTTTCTAAAGCGACCTCACTAAACACATGTCCTATGTGGGGACACATTCGATATGTGCAGAAGCGTGCCCCTCGTGGAGACGGGAGACAATTAGCATTAGAAGCAGGGAGTGCGTGTCATGATGTATTTGCCGCCGCCAGATTTGCAACGTTATTTGAAACTGATCATAACGACTTTGCAGTTGAAAGGAGTAGGCGACACTTCGGTACTACTAGACACGATGAAATGTTCCGACATATGGGAAGCGGTGAACAACTTGCCAGTCGGAGATTTAATTACGCTCTTGAAGCACTCAGTACCAGTGGATACTACGACGACCCTAGAGATAGACGTAGGACTTTACAAAACATCGAAGAAAGTTGTCTCTATTATTTGCAAAATTACCACTGGGATTACTGGCGTCCCTACGTTGACGAGGACGCTGACTTTATTGGAGTTGAGGTCCCGTTCAACATCCTTATTGAACTTGATCATCGAAAGTTTCGTTTCGTGGGAAGAGCAGACGGCCTTATTAATAACGCGTTCTATGACGGCCAACTCGAAGTCCACGAAAACAAGACCGGCGCCCGAATTAATGACGCGTGGGCAATGTCCTTTCACATGTCTCACCAAGTTACGGGCTACCTCGAAGCAAGCAAGCTTGTCGTTCCATCCGGGAAAGGACGAGATATCAGTAATGCTGTTGTGCTCGGATTGCAAATCCCACTACCTCGTAACGTGGAAGCTGGGGGATTTGTTGCGGAGCGAGTTAGTAGAAATACCGAACAAGCCGAAAGGTGGTTGAAGTGGCTTATCGGTACGTATGATGAAATGATGCTCTACATGGATCGTCCTTTTGACGCACCACAATACACACACTCTTGCAATCGTTACTTTCGTCCCTGCCAACTTATTCCATTTTGTCAATCTACGCGTGAAGAACAAGAACAAATGCTTTATGAAGAGTTTGAAGCCCATGAATGGGACCCTCTATCTAATGAGGATTAAATGAAAGTAGACGGTAAAGATATCAAAGCGATATCTGAATTTGACATAAAGATTGATTTCGGTTATAATACTTCCACAATGACAAAATCGGTTCTAGTAACGATCAAGCCAACGAAACTCCCACCAATTGTACTTGCGATTGAAGATCACGAAACACTTCAAAATGTTATCGGTGGTCTAACGAGGGCCGTACAAATGTTAAAGGGAGAAGATGACGGAACTAACGAAACTACAAAACATTGAAATCACTCCTGCACAAGATAAACAGGCGAGACTGACCCAACTTATTTGGGGGCCGTCTGGTGCAGGTAAGACGACGTTAGCGGCAACTGCTCCGGGTAAGAAACTTTTAGTTATGTTTGACCCAGACGGTGATTTTTCAATCGCTAACAGAGACGACGTAGACGTGTGGGACCTTTCAAGAGCCTCACACAATATTACATCTACGTTCAAAGATGAGAACGACCCATTAGGGTTGAAAAAGATCATCAATAACTACGATACATTTATATTTGATAGTATAACAAATGCAACTGACAAGGCACTAGATGCCGGTGTAGCAAATCCATTAGCAAAAGGCTCGTCCATTGAACGTCCAGCCCCGACGAGCTATCAAATCCGCAATCGCTATGCACTAAAGCTAGTCAAGAACGCACTCAAGCTGACTGGCTTACACAATAAACACTGTATCTTCATCGCACATCAAGACACGCCAACGAAGAACGATGAAGGCGCAGTGCTGTTTATCACTATTGCTTTGGGCGGTTCACTACCAGATAGTGTGCCGATCGACTTTAGTGAGGTTTGGGCTTTGTATGATGTTAACAATGGTAAAGAAAAGAAGATCGCCATTCGTCCTTGTCGGCAACGGCAACCGATGAAAACAAGAATGTTCTCAACAATGAGCGATCCTGAGTTTACTTGGAAGTTCAATCCAGAAACCCTTGAAGGGGATACAATAGAGAAGTGGTATAACCAATGGCTCCAAGGCGGAAGAAAGAAACTGCCCCTGCCGAAGTGAAACCACCAGATGTAGTTGCTAGTACAGATGCCCCCTCCCCTAGCCCTAGTGGCTTGACGGTTACGTCACAGGAGGGTAAAAACACGCTTTCCACAAAAAATATTTCAGGAAAACAAATGTCTGATCAAGAAGAACTCGGTTCCGTCATTGACTTCTCGGATAACATCGAAGATGCAGAAGCGCCGCTTCCACTCCCTCCCGGCAATTATGATGCCATTATTAAGGGAGCGGAAGCTAAGGTTAGCGGTAACGACAAGCGTTACGCTGCCATTCAGTTCTACATTTCTCCCGATAGCTATCCCGCTGACTATCCGATTGAAGAGGCTCCCGATGGACTGACGATTACGTATCGTCGTCTTTCTCTGGAAAACACCAAGGCGTCTCGCTTCCATTTGAAGCGTTTCATGCAGAACATTGGTGCCCCGCCTGCCGGTAAGTCGGTCGATCTTTCGCAGTGGACTAATCTCAATGCGAAGGTTTCGGTGAAGCATGAGGAATACGAGGGTGTGACCCGCGCAGTTATTGAGCGCGTTCTCGCCTCGGCCTAATCTTTTCACTTGACAATTGGGGGAGGGATGCCA